CGAAGTGCATAGCCTGGCACGGGTGATTGAGCGAGTTCCAGGAAGCGGATAAGCCGCGGAGGGCATAGCGGAAACGCCGGTGTCTGGCATCCAGGATTTCCGTCACGCGGAAATACACCGAGAAGAACCCGGCGAAGCGGAAATTCCCTTTCGAATCGTCATAGTCAGCGGCCGCATTGTTTGCCAGCGTCATTCCGTCGTGGAAGATGCCGTGGCAGATGTCATCCTCTTCGACCGTACCGATCTCACCATCTTCCAGGTGCAGTGTGATGATACCCGTCATCAGTGGATCTCCAGATGCGTCAAGATCTACTGATACATCCTCGATGATACCGCCGCCCGGTGTGCGCCAGTAGTTCCCGATCTCGACTTCTACCCGGTTGTAGCGGTATTCCGGCGCTTCCAGGAATTCCCGCAGCACCAGGGATCGGAGCTCTGCATCGCCGTTGCCGGTGATGTTTCCGCCAACTCCGCCGGCCATTCCAGGAATGAATGTATTGCCGATCTGCAGACCATCCAGAAAACTGATCTTGCCGGCCGCCGAATCCTGAATGTCTTTCCGGAGATACTTCGACAAATCTGCTTTGCGAGCAAGCGCATTTCCCTGATAAGCAAGATCTCCATCATCATCAGAGAGATCGTCCAGCAGCTGCTTGTTGTCGTGGCTATGAGCCTGGATCCCGACAGAGGATGAATTGATGACATTCATCATCCATTCCCGGATGGCACCCAGAGAGGTTTTGTTCCAGCTTTCAGAATACGGGGACTGAACCAGGAATAGGATGGAATCCTCCAGCGTCGCTTCCGGATAATCAGATAGCCGGAGTCTCAAAAAAAAAAGATCGCCGGAGGGAGATGGCACTTGAATGACAGGAAGCGGCCCTGGCGTTCGGCTCAGCTTCATCAATCGCCCATCCTGAGACAGCGCGAAGGAGAATGTGCAGGCGTGAAGGGAATCCTTGTCATTCATCTTCACGGAAGAAGTGTCGAGCACGATGGCTTCAGCATTCCCATCCATCACCGTCCATCGCCGGTTCGATGCCAGGAATTCCCAGAGCCATTTCGTGCTGGTCATTCCCATATATCCGGTGTTCTGTTCCCATTTCCTTGCAAAGTCCGATGTGATATCCTCGATGACATCGGATTTCTCAGCCTGTTCGTACTGAATCTCAGGGCATAGCGTCAACGCACCGTGGAAAGTGAATGTGTCGATTCCGCCGAGGGAGTTCACGGCCAGGTAGTAGTGCTCATCGCCGACTTCCGGGCTGTAGATGTACCGTTGTGTATAGCTCAGCTGTACGCCGTTTCCATCGACCGTGTACAGATCCACAATGCCATAGAGGTCGGATGTGGTTTCACCGGAAAGGGTGAATAGCTTGCTCATTGATGTGGCGAAGCTCACCGGATAGGATGTGTCACCTTCGCCGATGGTGATGATCTTTGTTGATCCGTCTTTCTTGTAGAACTTTGCCTTCAGGCTCCAGGCGGCCGGGTTGTAGTATGTCAGGTATTCCGGGCTGTCGTAGCTCACCTGCTTCGTCTGAGGCTGCCAGGTCATCAGGTTCGCGGTAAGGAATTCCAGCGCCGTCTCTGTGAGGTCGCGCACGCCGGCATTCACTACGGCGAATGTCGCGACGGTCGTACCGTCCAGCTGGGCGATGAATGAAGCGCGGGCTTTCGACTGAACGAAGCGGTCTGCCGAAGGAAGTTCTGTCTCCAGGTGATGGCTGATCACTTCGCGGATGTCAATTTCAACCCTAACCGCTGCATCAGGATAGTAAGTTTCCGATAGCAGGGTAACGGGTACCGGAACACCGGATTCCTGTTTCTTCAGCACGAAGGTCACTTCATCGGAAGATGAGAAGATGAAGCTCTTCATATTCCGAAGCAGCGAGAGGGAATCCGGGGTCTGAATCACTGTTGCCATAGCGCAAAATTACGACGGGATGGATGAAAACATTAGGACATCAGAGCGGCACCGAATCATACCAGACATCGACATCTTCCGTGGCCACTGGCACTTTCGTAGGAGTGCGCGGGTTGCCGCCATAGTAGAAGAGATCAACCGTTCGGCGGATGATGGCGCTCTGCTGATCGGCCGCTGTCGGGGCCAGCAGGAAGATATCCTTATTACCGGCCGAATAGTCATCATTGTATTCGGCATAGACGGTCTGGCCGGTCTGCGCTGAATAGGATTGTTTTAGCGCATCAATCTCCGAAGTGTTTTCCTGCCACTTATACTGAGGCTCCGGCAGGGTCGTAGGTTGATCGTCGATGCCATCTGTGAAGTCTTTTACCAGCAGGAATTTCGCAGACTGGCACCGGCTGATATGGCCAACGGTATAGATCAGATTCTCCGGAAGGATAGTCTGGCCGCCGAATAGCTTCATAGAGTACAGCTGCCATTGCATCAGTTCTTCGATGGTTAGGTCGAACTGTCCTTCCAGGGTGATTCGGTTGTTCAGCAGGATCTTGTTGTAACGAGCCCAGAATGTCTGATACATTTCAGGAGCATTGAGGGTATGGCCGCCGGTGCGCAGCGCCCCAGTATTGTCGTACTTCTGCGTTGTGCCATACTTGTAGTGGCCGCCAAAAGGATCATAGACATCGATGCGGCCACCGGTGACGGCTTCTGTGTCGATATGGTCAAAGACGGCCGATATCCCCGCATACTCCACCACGATGATGGGTTGATCTTCGTCATCCTGGGAATCGTTGTACGATGTATTCCTGTGCGTTCGATCTCCGATGAACGGCATCATCACGCCGCCGACCTGAACCATCGGGGGGATGAGATCCGCCGGGGAGTGCTCTTCCGTTTCATCGGAATTCTTGCGGTCATACTTGAAGTAGTTCGATCCGACATCTACCCAGTTGTGAGTATTCGGCGTTCGCCGGCCACTGCCGGATACGGTCACATCGTGCCTGGATCCTCCGGAAGAGATGGATGCCGATGAGACAGTATGGCTATTGTTCATACTTTCGTGTATCTCATAGTAGCGGCCGGTGGCCAGGCACTGAACCAGACCGGATCCACGGTATGTCAGCATTCCTGCGGAATCCAGTCCCTTGACGGAACCGTATTTCTCCTTCAGTGCTTCGAGCGTTTCAGCCGGAGGCGCTGCACCTTCGATAGAAGTATCCGGGATGAGCACTACGCGGGAAGTCTTCTCATAGGTGTAGGTTAGTTTCCCGATCAGTTTCTTTGTCAGATCCATATCGAAGCCGGCGGAAAGAATGTCTTCCATCAGCACGATATCCACGATGTTCGAAGCCGGATAGACAACTATCTGCGCGTGAAACTTATCCAGCAGCCAGTCGATCATCTCTGCTACGGTGACATTCGGTACCAGGTCGGAATAGTCAATCCATCCGTTGCAGATCACATCGGAGCAGTTGTGCAGCAGCAGCAGCTTCGACAGGGCGGGATTCGTCGCGAAGGCATTGTTCCGGACGGTATATCCGCACAGATCGAACAGCTCACGGATGAAATGCTTCAGGTACAAAAACGGTGCGATCCCATATCCATCCGGCATATTGAGTTCCGTATCGCCTTCCTGGATCAGCCGGGCTTCGTGGGCCAGCGGGTACATCCCGTCTCCGGTTCCCTGAACGGGCTGGTTGTTGACCTGGTAGGTGCCAGCGGCGGCATCATAGTTGACCGCCACGGGGATGACGGCCATATCCATCAGGAGGGTGGGGTTAGACCGGGGGCCCTGGTAATTGGCCGAGCTGTACATCTGGAAGATCTGTGCATACCAGGCAGCCGGCGTGTCGAAGTCGTGCAGCACTTTCGCGGCGAAGATCTCCCGGACTGTCTTCTCCTTGAATTGTGAGTAGAAGTCGGAGTCTTCCAGGGCTATGGCGCAGGATATGCCATCCGATGAAGCCGATTCCACGATCAGCTGACCTTTCTTCTGGAATACGCCACAGGAAACGATGGCCGGAATCAGGTTCACATACCTGGTCTTGCGGGCGATCCGAGTCGGATTGCCGAGCCTGGCCAGGTCATCAGGAGTTGCCGGTATTGTAGCAGCCAGGGAGGCCGCTCCTTCCTCTGAGAAGAAGGCGGAGTTCTGTTCGACCTCGAAGGAGAATCCTTCCGGAAGGTGAAGCTCTCCTTTATCAGTGATCAGTTTCATGTTCTGACTTATGGCCGGTTATTTCGATGGTCTGGCCGCCAGCGGTGATCTTGGCGGATTTCGATGACTGAAGGATGATCGGTATCTGGCCGATTGCGGCGAAGGCAAGCAGGATCCCGGCCGCTGACAGGATGGAGCCATCGATGACTCCCGTCGGTGGCACGAAGAATCCACCTATGAACAGACCGACTGCCGATATCAGGCAGATGAGGAAGGGGATTTTACAGTTTTTCATGGCTTTTTCCTCCCGGCTACGGATTTGATTTTCTGAGCCAGCTCGTTTTCCGCGTTGACTTCAGATTGGATCATATATGCTTTCAGTGGCAGGGATGCTTCGATCCCGTCCAGCGTGTTGCTGATTCTTTCCAGTAGCTGCCGGCTTACGGCCTGCGATTCACCGGCCGCAGCTGCTGCGGGTTCGGCCGATGTCATTCCACCTTCGGCGAATCCGGGTACGGTTGATCCATAGCGGCCGGCGCGTCGAGCAGATTCCAGACGGGCAAATGTGATGGGGTTGGCCCTGACCATGGCGGCCGGTGCGACCCATTCATTCGCGTGCACGACTCCGACCTCCTGGTAATCGTTTGCGGCGGTCTTTGTGTATCCGCCGTCACTGTATCCGGTAGGTACACGGGATCCGGTAGCCGCCGTCGATGATGATGAACTGCTGACGGAAGAGTTCCGGATGGCGTTTCGCTGAGCGATAATGGTAGCAACCTGTGCGGCGGTAGTAGCTGCGATGACGGCAGCCATAACGGCACCGCCGATGGGGCCGAGCTCGGCGAAGCCCTGCATCACCGCCAGGGATCCGGCTGCGATGGTCTTCGCGATCTCGATGGCCATATTCACATTGGCGTACTTCTTCTGAAGTTCCAGCTGTTTGGCTTCGTACTTCTCTTCGATTTCCTGGCGTTTCTCGGCATTGTCCCCGGCGGCGGCCAGTTCCTTTTTCATATCGGCATCCAGATTGGCCGAATAGGCTTCCTGGAGAGCAGTAATGAAATTGCCGGCCTCAGTCATATACTTCTGCGCGTTCTCTACACCCTTCTTGTAGGGCTCGATCTGTGCTTCCAGGATCTTCTTCGAGTATTCCTGTGTGAGTTGTAGCTTCCGCTTCTCGAATTCTTCCTTCTTCAGCAGGCCGTTGTCATACATCTCCTGGAGTAGCCGGATCTCTTCTTTGAGTTCGTCCTTTAGGGCGCCGACCGGATCGAGCGCCTTCCGTGCTTCTTCGGCCTTCTTCATCAAAGAATCCATCCATTCGATGTATTCTTCAATCTTGGCCTTTTCTTCGGCGGCGCGAGCGGCCTCTTCTGCGTCCTGCTCGAACTTCCGCAGTTTCTCTTCGGCTTCTGCGAGGGCGGCTTCCAGGGCTTTCTTTTCGGCACCGACAAGGGCTTCCACTTCCTTCTTCGCGGCCGCGACGGCCTTAACCAGAGATTCCTTTTCCCCGGCGGCCAGGTCATCGACCAGCTTCTGCAGGCGTTCTCTTTCGCGGATGTCGAGATCCAGCAGCTGGGATTGTAGGTCGACTACAGATTTCGTGTATTTCTCATTGAGGGCGAGCTGATCTTCGAGGGACTTGCGTTCCAGCGCCTTGATACGGGAGTCGTATTCTTCCTTCGATATCTCTCCGGCGGCATAGCGGGCCTTCTCGGCATTCCGTAGTTCGGTGTAGTGATTCTTCAGTTCGTCGGATTCCTTGCGGAACTGCTCTTCCTGCCGCCGGCGGGCTTCCTCGGCGGCTTTCTTGCGCTCTTCTTCCTTCTCTTTCTGGATATCCTGTTCTAACTTTGAGCGAGTCGAATTGATCCGGATCGTATTGCGTTCATAATCCGCATCAGCAGCGTACATCTTCTTCAGTGCATCGGCATACTCATCATACATAGTATTATTGCCGAGGGTGAATTTCATCACAAGCTCACCCCACTTCTTCTCGATATCAGATGCGGTCGATTCGAATAAATTGTATGCTTCCTCGGCCGTCCTATAGTCAAGCAATGCGGAATACGGATCTATATCAGAGTTGATATAATCCTCATAGGCATCCTGATATTCCTGCAAGAGTTCCTGCTTCCGCCTATTGTATTCTTTACCTATTCGGATATTCTCTTCATTCCGCCGGCGATCTTCCGTAAACAAGTCCAACTCTTCTTTTGAAAGACCGGTCAGCGCCTTGATATGATCCTGATGCGCTTTCACTTCATCGGCCGCGATAGCCTTCTTTTCGTCCGCCAGTTTGCGTTCGAGCCGCATCACTTCTTCTGCGGCATTGAGTCTGGTCTGTTCGTCTAAAGATGAGTCACGCATCTGTTTCTTCAGACGCTCGATTTCAACCTCGGCGTGTGCGGCGTATAGCTCCTGTCCACGGGTTCTATCTTTTATCTCATCGAGGATTGCGGCGAATCTCTTCCCTTCAAAATATGCCGTCTCCATATCATTAATCATCTCCGTGAATCCTTTACCGGAAGAGATGTCGATGATGAATTTCTGATAGGCATCACGGATTCCCTGCATCCTGTAGTTCCATTCATCGCCGACCATCTTGGTCATAGAGGTGAAATCTGAGACGAACTTCTTCACCAGAGAGATACCTCCGGCGATAATACCGGCCCATCCGATCTTCTTGAAGAATCCTCCGAACTGTTTCTGTGTGTTTCGGGCTTGATCTTCAATCTCCTTCATTCGTGTGCGCACCTGCTTCAGACTCTTCGAGGCTGCGACGAATTCATCTGTGCCAGGCTTCAGCCGGCGCATCTGTTGGTTCAATTTCCTGGCAGCAAATTGGAGTTCATTCAGCGAAGATCCGTTCAGGTTGTTGATAATACCCTCGAACTTCTTCATCTCCGCGTTGATATCTTTCTCCGACTTAAGGAGAGCGATGAGTTCTTTCTGTGCCGCTTTGAATTCCTTTGAATTGACCCCTTTCTCCATATAGAGCCGTTTCATCTCCTGACGGCATTCGGCGGCCTTCTGGCGGATCTCTTCCAGCCGTGCATTCGCTTCCTGATTGTTCAGTGTGACAACCGATTCGGTGTATACTGTCGTTTTTGCCATAGATCTTTCTATTTAATCAGGTTATACAAAGCCTGTCCGGGATTCTTTACATCGAAGGTCACGCCATTGAAAGCCGATATTTCCTGCGCAGCCTCGATGCCATACTTCGCGGCCATCATTTTTCCCAACTTGTTCACTTCCTTCAGGAATACACTGGAGTACCAGAGCTTCGGCTGCCGGGCGGTCGAGCGGTCTCCGATCTTGACACCGCGACCTACGCCCATATCCGGAAAACGGCCATAGTATAGGAAGGCGAAGGTGATCTTCTGCGGATCCCCGTTGGAATCCACTTCGACCTGGGACTGGAAGGATCTCAGCAGCTCGCCGGTATCACCGACATCGAGCGCCGCCATCCGGGATTGCCATCTCTCGATGACAATCTCAGCCCATCGCTTCACCGTCTCTATTTTATTCACCGCCATTTTCTACTACAGGTTCGGGTTCAATGATCAGTGAAAAATCTTCTCTAAATGTCAGTACCAATTCCCATCCGCGGGTGTTCTGACCGCCTTCGCGCTTCAAATAAGCAGTCCGCTGGTAATCCCATTCGGCCAGTTCCGCGGTACCGCTATTGTGCTTTTCAAGCAGCTTGGCCAGCACCTTGACGGCCAGCTGCCGGGCCTGTTCGTAGATGCTGTGCGTGCTTTCTCCGCGACCCTCCTGACACATAATCCATACGGACTGCGTGAAGGTATCCAGCGGGCCATCGGATATCAGCTGGATGGTGCCGGAAGAGCGGCCTTCGAGGATGGCCAGCGGGAAGGTGGCGCTGCGGAGGTTCAGCAGTTCCTGGAGGATGGCATCGTAGCCGTCCCCTTCCAGGAACTGTTCGTCGGAAGAGAATTCCGGTAGTTCCTTCAGTATGTTACTTAGCAGCGTTGCGTTTAGCATCTTCGTAAATCTTATTGAGTGAATAGAGCACGGAATGTACATCCGTCTTCAGGATCTTGTCATTATCCTGCGGCTTGTCATCGTTGACGCAGGATAGCAGATCCAGCAGGATGTCGGCCTGGCTTTTATCGGTGATTCCGGAGCCCTCTTCCAGCACATAGGGGTACTTCTTCATCAGTTGCCGTTTCACGGCGTTCCACCAGATGATGAAAGCCGTCCGCTCCCAGGGCAGGAATTTCCGCTTCTGGCCATTGGTCAGCACATTCGCGGCCTCTTTCAGATAGGTTCCGTTTTTCTCGGCGGCGTAGCGCAGCAGGTAGCTGTCAACGGTGTAGAACTGCTCGAAGGATGTCCCGTGGATCATCCGGTGCACATTTTTGAAGGGACAGGGAGGCAGCCCGTCCTGATCTTCGAAGATGAAGCGCAGCTGATGGCACGCTTCTTCGATGACCGGAGCACCGATGATGTAGCGTTTCCCATCGATGACGAACGGCATCTTGTCTTTGATGGCCTTCGGGTTGTAGAATGCCGGATTGTCCGGAGTGATATTCGCCAGCTTGCACAGGCACAGGAAGAGCTTGTCGTGATTGCTCATCGGCTGATCCAGGATCTGGCATACATTCCGAAAGTCATTGTAGTCCATCTGATCCCACGATACCGGGTAAACGAGGTCGATCCGTTCCGGCTTACTTTTCTTCGGCCAGATCCGTTTGAAGAATTGGGTAAGTTTGCTCATATTTGATAATTAAAACATTGAGAAGATGGGGGAGTCATCGTGAGCCAGGGTCATATCTTCCGCCGCCGTCGAGTTCATGAAGGTTGGAAAGGACTCCGGATTGGCCTTCATCACGGAAACGGCCGAGATGACCTGTTCCATCCCTTTCGGCCGGTCACCGATGACGATGGTAGCGATAGCAACCTTCAGCAGCTTGATAACCTGCCGCTCGATGGCCAGGAACGATTCCCGGTCTTTCGTCTTTTCCAGGATCTCTTCGGCATATTCCGGGGAGATATATCCGGCCACATCCGTCATCAGCGCCACATTGAGGGCCGGATTCAGGCGAAGGAAGTCATCCCAGGTCTGAGGATATGCCTGAGCCGTGATCTTATTCAGCACAGCGCAGTCCTTGAATTCCGTGAAGGTCATAATCAGGCCATCTGCAAGACGGCCATATTGTTCTGTGCCGTACCAGTCCGTGTACTTCGGGCTGGCCATCAGGAAACTGACCAGCTTATCCTTCGCATCATCCAGGCGCAGGCGCAGGGCAGCTATCATCGCCTGCACCCTGTCTTTCGAAGCCGGAGCGAACTGCTCATTGTTGATTACGGCGAATCCGGAGTCTGTCAGTACCAGATCCATCTCTGGCGCGGATGTCAGGAAAGCATCGATGGCGATAATCCGCTGGCACATCTTCAGCAGCCTGGAATCATTGGCATTCCGGCTTTCCAGCAGTGTTTCGAGGTCTTCGCCGATGATCTGGTCAGTCAGTTCATTCTGAGCGACCTCCAGAGCATCGTTGAAGATGGTCGGATTTCCTTTCATCTCGACGGACGGGATGAAGGGCTTCATTTCGGAGTAATTCTTGACTAACATAGTGCTACGCCTTCGAGTTGGTTGATTCTTCCTTCCCGGATTTGTTCTGATCGAGCGTCGTGAAGATGTATTCCGGGATGGTGATGTAGATATCCTTATCCCATCGGTTGAATTCCTTAACGACCTTCAGCAGCCGCATACAGCGATCTACGACCGGCTTTTTGAGCGCCTGCTGCATCATATAGAGCTCACGGGCGTTCGAGCCGGAAAGCGAGTTCGAGTTCTTGCCAGGGGTCGCGCCGATCAGCGAGGAATGTACACCCATCGCATAGCAGATGATGTTCGCCGTCGATTCCGTGTCATCGATATATTCGCCGCCTTTGAGATCATTCTTGATCGGTACTATTTCGATATCCTTCAGCTCCAGGGCAGATCCTCCGGCGGAAGGGATGACTTCCTTCAGTGCCATAATGGTCTTACCTGCATTGTTCTCATTGGAAAGGAATTCAGAGAATTTCTTCTTTTCCCGGTCGACCAGTTCCAGGTATCTCTTCTTATCCGTTACGGGAACACCTTCCCGCTTGCACAGGTTCTCGAAATACTTCGGCGAGATGTAGATGATGTACTTCACGCCGAGCTGGTTTTTCAGGATTGCGGTCTTCAGCTTCGGAACCATGCAACTATGGTCGAACCAGCCGCTGCGGAAGATTGAATGCCATTCCGGCGCGGAATAGTACGGATGGCCGGGTGAAGGCATATAGGCGCACCACATCAGCGGCTGTTTGCGGCCGCAGTAGCTGTTTAGATCCGGCATCGGGTTCATCTCATTGACGGCACGGGTCTGGATGATATCCTTTTCTGACGGATTCTTATCCCATTTCCCGCAGTAGTAGTGGAAGGGAATATCGCCTGATGGCTGCATTTCGCTCCAGCGGCTGAAGACGGCTTCCCTGTGCCGGATGGTTTCGATGAACTTCGTCTTCGCATTGAATCGGATCTCAGCCCAGGTGTTGTAGAAGGCATTCATATCCGTCAGCTGCTGAAGCAGGAACATCGGGATGTCGTTCCGCTCGAAGAAGTCGAACTCCTTTCCCTCGGTGACTTCATCCCAGCGACGAACTACACCGGATGAATCTTTCTCCACGGCACGGACGAGCTTCGGGCCGAGGCCGTAGCACACATCCCGATTAAACTTCAGATTCGCGGAAACCACATCATTCGATTCGATTTTCTGCATCAGGTGATTGGGCAGCAGATTATCAGCTCCCCAGGGCATCACCTTGTATTCTCCGAAGTGCAGGGCCCGAAGGTCATAGTCTTCGCGGAAGTCCTGCGCGGAGTCCATTACCAAGATGGTCTGGATATCCGGATAGAGACTTACGCCTTCAACGATTTCGACTCCGCCGAAGGAATGGGCTGTGTTGTCGATTTCAGGTGTCATAGTGTTACTTCTTCTCCATTAAATTCGATAACGGTCAGGCGATTCACCTTCCGGATTTCTCCGGATGCGAGAATCTTGATGTTGAATGTGCTTCCGTTCCCGTGGAAGGAAGTGATAACGGCTTTCTCCACATTGATGATTGTGCCGTCTTCAGCGATCCATTTCAGGGAGATCTCTGACTGAAGACGGGCCACATCGGATATTTTGCTGAAGTGTATCATTGCCGTTTTTTTACGGTGCAAATTTATGATGAGCAAGATCCAAACATTAGGACAGCGGAGGGTGCGAGAGGTCTAACCGGATAATCGTTCAAGGGTGTGAAAATCAGGTCGGTGAGGGTGCCGGAAAAAACTCGACGGAAGAAAAGTGCTATTCGAGCTCCCACGCCCTGCCCTCTCGACGGGCCGGCAATTGCGACCGGTGCCTGCGAAATATGCCGAGCGGGTTTCTTTTGACACGAGGCGCGGGTGGATCAGAATGCAGAACCGAATCCGTCGACCTGGTTGTATGGATAGAACACATTCCCGATGTAGTTCGTATCGAAGGCATCGGTACCGTCCGTCCGGTATTCCAGCGGATCATCCTCCGATTCGGCCAGCTTCTCGCCTCCCTTTTGTTTCTTGAAGCCCAGGGGCGAGATGTCAACCTCCGCCAGCTGGATGGCAACCAGCAGGGCTTCGTTGTTCTCCTTATTGAACAGCGGGAGAAGGTGCTTGGCTCCGGTGAAACCGTCATTGATAACGGAATACTTCTCGCTGTGCCGCATAGGCTTGCCGATGAATTTCCCTTCCACATACCAGCCGTGTTTGTTGAACTGTTCGATGATCACGCTCTTGAAGTCATCATCCGATACGGCGTAGTTCGATCCCAGGGCCGTCGAGTCATAGTAGAATACCACTTCCTTGCACAGCATTGGCTCATAGTAGTGGCAGAAGTCATCAACCAGTTCCCGCAGCTTTCGCTCATACTTTACATAGAAGCTCTTGATGATTCGGAGCGTTGTGCCTGAGCGCTGAGATGCAACCAGCCAGTTGATGTTCGCATTGAAGTCGAAGGATACAGCGATGGGTGCCTTCATATCCAGATCACCGTCGGCCAGGCACCGGAGGCCGGTGGATAGTTGATTGGCAGGGATGGCCGATTCGCGGATCTTCTCGTTATTGTTGGCGATGTAGGTATGGATGGAGTCGCGGAAGTTCGGATAGAAACCGTCAGAGAGTCTTTCGATACGGCGTGATAGAATGGATGTCTGGAATACCAGGGGAGGGAGGTCGCGCTTCATCTGCTTGATGTACTGCAGGCCGACTACATCGATGTTCTCAAAGGTCGACCATTCGACATACCAGACGGCGATCTTCCTGAGCTGTGCGATTAGCTTTTCGATGGATGCGATCCGGTACTTCCGGTCGGTCGTGTCTTCCTGGGTGGTAAGAATCTCCCATCGGCGATACAGCAGGCCTCGGATGCAGTCATTCACTTCAGGGGTTGCTTTTTCGCGGTAGTTCAGCAGCCAGCGGGCGGATTTCAGTACGGGCATATCACTGACGAATAGGATGCCGTGATGCCAGGGGCAGTCTGCGAAATAGCGGCGGGTACCGCCGTTCGCCGGGAAAGTTTCATCCTTCAGCTTGTCGAAATTGAGGCCTTTAGCTTCATCGCCTATCAACCAGTCCAGGGTCAGTGAATTGGAACTCATCTTGACATCCTGGGATATGATGATCATCTGCGCACCATTGAAGAAGGATACTACATCTTCGTAATTCTGGAACTTGATCAGGGGCTTTCCGTATCCGAGATTCTTGGGCGGCCGTTTGCCGATCACATAGTGGATGCCTTCGTACCAGCCGAATTCGGCCAGGCCGGAGATGGCGGCCGGCAGGGTCTTCGTGTGTGCTTGTTTGAACGATGATGCGATGAAGCCTCCGGTAGATCCCGGCATAAATTCTACATTGCGCTTGATCCGGAGGGACACGATACCAAAGGATTTGCCGAAACGGCGGCCACAGATATCGATTTCGGTATTTGCGGCTACGGCCAGAGCTGTTTGCTGGGCCCGATTCAGGTATTTCTGCTCGGTCATCAGTTGTCGGCAATTTCCTGTGTGTACTGGGCCAGCAGCTTCCGGCTCTTCTCTTCGATACCAGGTTCTTTCTCGATACCGATGACGGAAGGGTCGATGGTAAAGGAATAGTCTTTCGGCTCGATCTCATCCCAGGGGACTTGCTCGCCCTCGTTCTCATCCAGGCGGTTGATCTTCGAGATGGCCATAGCGACTTTGATCAGCGAATTCGCGCGTTTTTCATCGCCGGCCATTGCGGCGGCGCTTGCCTTGCTCAGCAGTTCATTCGCCTGGAATCGCCTCAGTTCTTTGTCGGCCAGTTGCACATTGCCGAAGACGGCCGTCACCAGGGCGATATCCTGGTACGCCATCGCCCGGCCTATATCCTCATACCGGTGCAGCAGGTAATCGCGCAGCTGTACGCGGGTGGCCAGCGGATGTTCCAGGATGTGTGCATAGAGGTCGCGAAGCCGGTCAAGGCGCACTTTCTCGGCATCGGATATTTTCATAGATGGATTCTCAATAGCCTGTGTGAGAACATCCAGCAGATCTCGGCGAATTTTTTCCATAATGCAAAAGTAGCAACCTCACGGCTGCTACTTGGGACAAGAGGGGCAAAATGTATTTATTGAGGCAAGAGGTTTCTTTTCCGGAGGGCTTCGAGCGTTTTTTCAGAGATCGTGCATCCGTGTTCCTGGAGCGCTTTGACGCGGACGCGAACACTTTCTGCCTGAGAGGGTGTCAGCTGCTCTTTCTTCAGCATCTTGCTGATAAAAGCCCTGACGGTGGATTCTTTGAATTCGGTGAAGGCCTCATTCTTGGCCTTCTCGATAAGGTAATCATCAATCTTGCGCCAGCCGTCCTGGATCATATCGTGTGTTTGAAGGATCTTGGCGCGGAAGTTGGCCCGATCGGCATCGGTTTTGGCCATCTTCATTTTTTCGTGATAAGCACGGCGGATCTTGCTGTCTTCGCTGATCCGGTCATACACTTCCTGGAACTCCGGCGAAAGATCTGCGCGGCGGGTCTTTCTGTCATCATAGGTTCTGAAAACCGGCTTCTCATCCTGGATGAAGGTGATCCGTTGAGTTTCCGGTTCCGGTGATGGTTTCACAGCGGGTACCGGAGTGGGTGTCTGTTGGGAAAAACGGGTGAAGTTTGTATGTGCGCTCTCTCTGACGGGTTCCGGCGATAAGGTGTCGATCTTCTGAAGCTGGTACAGAAGCGTTTCCATATCCCGGCGCTTGGAGATGGCACGCATCAGATTCTCATTCCTGGAGTATTTGCAAAAGAGTCCGAATCCGGAGAGGAAGTCCGGATTCGGCTCTTGCAGATAGGAATGAATTTCAGGGATCACTGCTACTCAGAGGCAGGGGTGAAAGCACCGGTGGAGCAGTTCAGCGTGCCCTTTGCGGTCACGATGTTACCGACATAGAGCGGCAGCGGGGTGACATCCGGGCATTCGACGGCGATGGTCACGCCCTTCTGAGATCCGGCGGCATCACCGGTCGTACCCTGCGGGGCGGTCACGCTGCGATAGTCCGGGGAACCGATTATATGGTAACGGCCGGCGGATTTGCCGATGTACACATAGTCATCATTGGCAGCGGTCTTCGACCAGCCGAGGGCGGCGGGTGTGAGATCCGGGAAAGAAGCGTTCAGCTTGTTCGTGAACATCTTGCAGTCGGTCTCGCCGATGGGTTCGAAGGTCATCGAGCCTTTGCCCTGTGTCGAATAGATTTCATCCCATACGGCACCATCCGCGAGGGTGAAGCTGCCGCTGTAGGAAGAGAGAACACTGGGGCCGTCGCTCTGCTGAGCGGTGGACGGGTCATCTACGATCGTAGGCCAGCCGGTGATGAGCCGCTTGGCGATACGGTAGATGGTAGTGCCAATCCCCGAAGGGTTGACACTACCGATGTTGAAGTCGAGATTTCCGAGGTTCATAGTTCAGAAATTTGATGTTTAGAGATTCGCGGCCATCACCTGGCTGACGGTCACATCCTTGTAGGCGCTTCCGCAGCTGACGCGGACGGTAGCGGTACGCGGGCTGGTGCCTTCGGCATCATAGGCGAATGCGGTACGGGTGAAGGTTACCTTGTGGCCGGCGGAGTTGACGGAGACGGAAAGCCAGTCAGCGCCTTCGGTCTTGACCTCGGCGGTCACTTTCCCACCATTAGAGGGAGCGTAGGTGCGGTAGTTCGAGCCAGCATCCGCGTCGAGGGAGATGGAGTCATCACCATCGATGGTGACTTCCGGTTCCGGGCTGGGAGCGACATACTTTGCGACCAGCAGGTATTCGGGCTCGATCATCTGGAACTGCACGCCCCAGAAAAGGCACATAAAGAACTGAACGACCTTCGGGTTGTCAGGCTTGCGGATCTCGACCTGCTCGCGCTCGGAATCCTGGGAGCAGCCGACCAGCATATTCGCCTTCGTGGAAAGGTAGATGTAGGAGGAATTCTTCTGCGCGGAGAGGGCTACAATCTCGCAGGGGTTGTCCTCGGTGCCGTGGAGATACTTGCGGCCATAGGCATTGTTGTACTGCACAGCGCCGAAGTTGTCGAGGTACCAGTCATCATAGGCTCGCTTGACGCTGCGCGGGACGAAGAGGCGGAGGCCTTCGCTTTCGATGAGCTCATCGCAAGCGGCATCATAGATGCTCTTCAGGATGTCACCGGCATTGGAGCGGGAGATGACCTGGTGATAAATGAAGAGGTTGCCCTTCGCTTCGGCGATATTGCCGGCGGTGATCTCCGTGGCCGTGATGGTATCGAAGCCGTTGAAGAGATCGAGGGTCGTTGTACCGGAAGCGTTGCGTACACCGGAGAAGGTCGCAAGTGCGAGATTCTTGGAGACGGATTTCGCCATCTGCATAGAAAGATCCTTCACGATTTCTGCGTCGGTACGGGTCGTGTGCGAGGTGAACTGCTCGCCATAGACGGTCGTGAAGAGCACATAGGGATCGAATTCTTCGACCACATCGCCCAGGTAGGTCGTGAGCGTGCGGGCAACGATCTTCGAAGAATCAGATGCACCCTTTTCGGTTTTGTAAGGGCGGATCTGGGCACCGGAGCCGAGGGCTCCTACACTTTCGTCACCGCTGACACCGGTGTGCAGGGTCATGTGCTTCAGCACGGTCTCCTGGAGGGCGGCAACAGGCATGGCCAGGATTTCCTTGCGGAACTTGGCCCCGGAGTTGGTAAGGATTGAAGAGAGGTTCATAATGTAGATAGATTAGGAATTGCGGGAGAGGAATTTTTTGCATTCTTCGAGGCCTTCCTGGAAGGTCTCGGCGGCGTGGATGGAACCGGCACCAGAAGCATTTTTTTCCGGAACGATTCCGGGAACCTGGCTTTCGGCGGCTTCGGCGCGGGCGATTGCAGCGTTCAGGGATTCTTCGAGTTCGGCGATACGGGCATCCTTTGCGGCGATCGTCGCTTCGTGGGATTCTACGAGGCCGGTCTTCGCGGTGAGATCAGCCTGGATGGTTTCAGCGTTGGCCTGAGCATCTGCAAGGGATCGGCGGGCATCAGCCAAAGCGTTCTCGATGGCTTCCATTTGGCTCAGCTGTACGGTAGTGGTTCCGTCTTCAGCGAAAACCTGCTCGGCCATCTGAGGGATAGTTGAGAGTTGTGGAAAACGATTCATATTGCTTTGTTTTGAAGTTGATTTCTGCTTTGGTGCCGGCGGCGCGGCGAGCTCGATGACCGCAGCTGCGGCATCCTCGAAGGAGCCGAGTCCGTCGATAAGAGTGCCGATCACATCCTTCGCGAAATATACGCGGCCGTGCAGCTGCTCATCCTGTGCGTAGGGACGGAAGGCCTTCATATCGGCGATGAACCGCTCATTGATGGGATTGAGCAGGTTTTCCCGGATCAGCTGGGTGTTGCCTTCGAGGGCTTCCTCATAATCGAGATTCTTTTCTCCGGCCGAATCAGCGTAGATCCTGACGGATATCATACCAGATTGGCTCTTGTGATACTTTGACAGCCCAGAGAGCGTAATCATCGTGCCGACACATCCGACCTGGTTAAAGTCGCGGTGTGCCAGGATCTTCGCGGCGGGTGCCACGGCATACAGGCAAGCTGATGCGCAGAGTCCGTCAATCCAGGCCACGGCCGGTTTCTTCAGCGAGCCGATGGTCTCGACCAGCACATCGGCCGCGGCTGTCTGGCCACCGCCGGAATCTGCCACGATGATATGGCCGATGACGGAAGGATCTGCATCGGCGGCGCGGAGCTCGCGGGCGATCGTCTCCGCACCCACTTCTCCACAATCGCCATCGAAGCGCATCATCGTGCCGGTGATGGAAGTGACATAGATCTCTTTCCCGGCGAGTCCTTCGACCGGGCGGGTGAAGCCAGAGATATAATCGGAGCACTGGATCCTATACGGTTCCTTGTGCTTCGATTCCAGCTGGAAGGTTTTGCCTTGAAGAATCGCTTCGAGAACCGGAAGCATAATCGAAGCCTGTTCGGGTTCGATCATCCAGGGGCCGCGAAGATTCTTGGCGAGATTTGATAAATCCATAGTATCCGAATTAACCGGATACAAAGATAAATCGGTATTTCGGCTGCTATTTAGACAGAAAACAGGGCTCCGTGGATAGAATTCAGCGAAATGTCGATGGAAAACTGAGAGGTTGACTGCCCGGAAACGGTATCCGCGTATGTAAATGTGGGAAGATACTCCCTGGATCCGATCACATATTTCATTCCATCGGTCGTTTCTATCTCATAGATGTTTCGCTGACCTTCCAGCTGTTGAAGCACGGCACGGTATTTCTCCCGGTTCGCACGGATAGATGCTTTGAATCGAAAATCCGAATACTTGCCGTTATCGTCATATCGCCATTGTTCAGAGATATCACCGGTCTCCGGCGTGAATGGCAGTTCCGTCAGTGAGCCGTGGATGAAGGAGGAAAGGCTGAAGCTGCTGCCTGGTGCGAGGTAGCTGTAGTCATCGACTGAAGAGGCCGGGATATACCGGATGGCGCGGATTCCGAGTTTCATAAAAAAGGATGTTTTTGAGGGTCAAAATTTTAGGACAAAAAGCCACCTAAAAAAAGACGGGAAGAGGGTGTTTCATCGGGTATTTTTGACGATACCTGTACCAGTATTTCATCAGGCGGCTCACCAGCCGGTTCTCGACGGTGATATTGTAGTCGCACAGGAATTCCGTGATGGAACGGATGATCTTCGTTCCTTCATCACCATTAGAGAACCGGCCGACCATATAGATGGTGAAGGCGTTCCGGAACTGATTCTCCAGATAGCGGCGGATCGCAGCTGCGCCCTTATCCCCGATGTAACATCTATACAGCTGGTTGATGATGATGGCTCTGTCGGCCGGATAGTTGAAGTATGATCTGTCGGCACGATGGGTTGACAGTAACTCAACGGTGATGTATTCGCTGTGATCTTCAACGGGCGTATAGTCATCCGGTACAAGCTCCAGGTACTGCTTGATGATGGCCCATAGGTTCGTGAATTTGTCCAGGCGGATGTAGTCTGATCCATAGGATGCGATCATCCACTTGCGGATGAAGGATCCTACGCGGATATCAACGGTATTTGCCGGGTTCCTGTTCATAGTTACAAAGGTAAGGTATTCGATTCGTTACTTTTTGACATAAACGCCATAGCCCTGACGGATCTGTTCGCACAGGATGGCATAGCTGCTTTCGCGTACCCAGGTTGCATAGTATTCACCTTTATCCGGGCCGGTCATCACCTCTGCGAGAACCTGTCTTCCGTGCCAGAGGTCGGCGATGGTAGCCGGTGTCATTCCAGGAGGGACGGAGCGGTAGTGCCAGATGGGATGGGATCGTCCATCGAACCAGCAGCCGAACTCCAATTTTTCGCAGTCATTCATAATGAAGATGAAATACTATTTTTTGAAAAAAATTTGACACTTCGACACTTTGTTGATTAGCAATGCTTTAGCGGTGTCAAAACGGTGTCAAAATTTCGCCTGTTTTTCGCATTGTTGTCAGTTTTCACAATTTCTCAAAAATTTTTGACACCGCTAATGAATTGAATAATAATATATTATGGCTATGGTGTCAAAATGTCAATAAAAAATGGACATTACATCGTTGTATACATTCTCGGCCTTATCTCTTCCGGACATCGGCCGAAAAAAGCACCGTTTCCGGTGCTGATTTCTGACACTGGCCGGGGCATCAGAACGGCGGATCATCGTCGCTCTTGGGGTTGGGCTGAATCTCCCCGCTCCCCTCCGGTGCCGGCGGGATATAGTCGGGATTGACACGGCCGTCCAGGGTGTCGATGTAGAAGAAATACTTGTCTTCATTGTTGACCTTACGATGGATTCGGTTGTTCTTCCGATCGGAGTCGGATGTGAATACCTTATCAGGGTTGAACTCCCAGCTCTTGTATTCACAGAAGAGGATAAGTTTCTTCCTGAACTTCTGTGCGGTCAGGAAGTTCTGAGAGACTTTCGATATCTTCGTGCAGAAGTCATCCTGAGCGTCATTGAAGTCAATCAAGGTATTGAGTCTGGTATCGGTGAAGTATTCTTCAGCCCAGGAGTAGAAGTCTTCACCCATCGACCTGACCAGGTTGCGCTGGAAGATGGTCTTCATCGGCGGCTGCACCCTTTCGTGTATCTTGTGCCACATCATCATACAGGTCAGCATAAAGTTGTAGAAGGCATTCATCTCCTTCGGTGTGTACTCATCGATCAGATCTTTCCCGAATTCTGTCCGCGGTGAACGCATCTTCAGCTTCCTGGTAGTAGAGTCTGAATGGTAGTAGTCGCTGTGTGCGGCGAACCAGATACGGCGCTGGAGGGAATCATCGAAATCCTTGATGGCGTGGTTCGATGTGAATACCATTTTCGGGGATTCCATAAAGTCGAGGGTGAATCCCTTCGTGTGCTTCAGGTCGATCGTAACTTTGCCCGTGATCATATTCATAAACTGGTGCAAATTGACCTGACTATTGAGGTCATCCAGGAAGATGGTATCCGTCACGCCTCTCACGACATCCTGGAAGATGAACTGCATATTTTTCTCTTTCATCCGCTGGCCATCGACATAGACCTGGGAGCGGATCCGCTCGATGGAGTTGGCCAGGAGGGATTTGCCGGTACCGCCGAGGTGTTCACCTTCATCAGCCTCCATCTCCATCGCGTACCAGGCATAGGGTTGTCCGGAATTCTTGTGCTTGGAGAGCATATAGCCGATACCGAGACACTTGGATATGAAATTCAGCTGCGTCTCTTTCATCTCGATATCGGTCAGGACTTCGCCGGCCTCTTCCTTTCGCCAGTAGGCACGTCCGGTGTTGTAGACGAACTCCATAAAGGTCGATCCCCATTGCCGGATCGTGAGGCTATACCGATTCACATCTTCGATGGTGTCAATTTCTCTACATAAAGTATTGTATTCAGGGGTGCGGGGGGTGAGCGAGTGAAGCTGGGCGAGCTTGGCCTTGTAGCTTTTAGCATAGGCGATATCAAAATATGCCTCTTCAGGAACGAAATCGTGGTCAATGATCTTGGCCTCGTAGACCATAAAGGGGCACTGATCGGCCGGGATCCTGTCAATGCCGGATGCGGATACGCGGAATATGCCATTTCGGAACCATAGATAGTCACATTCCTTGCTGAAGGCGTTGAAGTCGGGCGTGATACGGCGAAGTTTTGTAAGGGCACCGGCATTGATCTGCTTTGACCGGTGAATGGCGTTGATGAGCGCCTGGGAATAGTACACCGGATGCGTGCGCAGGTATTCCAATAGAGAGTTCGAGCATTCGCTGGCAATCATTTCCTTGTCAATCAGGCGCACGCGGTTATCCTTTACCTGGCAGAAGGTATACCCTTCTTTCGTGGCACTGGATTCGATTGTATAGAAGCCGCTGGCCTCCAGGAAGGAATATAGCTGATCGTTGTTGATATCGAACTTGTAGGTACCATTCTTATTTCGGAAAGCCGTCCAGAACTTCAGTCCTCCGGAGAGCTTGACCAATTCGTTGAAGAGGCGGACAGGATCCTGAATCTCTGGCTTCCTGTAGTACATAAAGAAGTCCTTCGCATCCTTGCAGGGTTTCCCGGTGCGCGGTACCCGCTTCAGCTTCAGATCTTCCGGAAGTTTGATGATGTCGATGTCGAGATAGCGCAGCGCAAGTTCTTTCATCCGGCGCAGGCCGGTCTCGTCGGCATCGTACAGCAGATAGATGGTCTTGGCCATCTGTGAAAGGATCTTCCACTGGCCTTCTGTCAGGTCGGCCGTCTCCGAATTCGGCCAGCAGACATGATATCCGGCATTCTTCACATTGAGGGCATCGGACGGGCCGCTGCAGATGATCAGCTCTTTCCAGGTCATATCCTTCTCTTCTTCGCCGTCACCGTCTTCAGCCGGTACCGTGACTGTGCTCTTGAATTTCCCGTCCCAGATGTCGCGATATCGCTGCATAAATTCTCTTTCGCCAGAGAGGGGTAGGAAGATATGCGTATTTTCCTGATCATCCTTGCGCTGCTGCTCTCTGTTGCCTTTCCAAAGGAATCTGAAGCGCTTGGCGTATGGCTGATACAGCTTGCCGTATGGCCCGTAGTCATAATAGTACATCGGATAGTTCTCGTTCGCCGAGAATTTGCTGCTGCGACCATTTTTCTGAGGCGTGATGTATGAGATTACAGGTTTCAGGCATAGCTCGTCACAGGTCTCCTGGGTGATACGGTGGCCCAGGACGGCCAATTCGGCAGCCGTGAACTGGCCGCCTTCGCGAAGCTGGATGGTCATCTCATCCTGGGGCAGCGCATCCGACCAAGTAGCCTCAGGATCAAGGTTGCTCCGCTCTTCAGCGGTCAGCAGCTGTGGGGCGAATTTCCCGGCGATCCATTCCAGGGCCTGCGGGAAACTCAGGCCGAGTTCTTTCTTGACCAGGGATACGCAGTTGTACGCGGTATTATCCGATCCACCTTTGTCTTGCAAAAGATATACGCCGGTATCCTTCGCTTCGTATAGGGTTCCGGATGGATTCTTATCGTCAGCTCTCAGTTTGAAGTTCTTACCCGCGACAGCTTGCGGGTAGAAGTGATGAATGACCGTGAGCCCGCCATCCGTGGCGGCGTATATCTGTTCGGGTGTGAGTTTGTAATCTTGCATTGTCAAAAACTCAATAGTTCTTCATTTAACTCATCAGCGAGATCCTCATAGCGGGGTATGCGCGGATCCTTCCTCTCACTGGAGGATTCAATCGTGCGAAGGATGTGCAGCTTTGTCTGTACGGCTTCCAATAGCAGCCGGAGAGCGTCTTCAGAACGGTTCATCTCATTTTCGAATGGGGGGGGGGTAATTGTGTGAAAGAATGCTCTATAAAAGTCCAGCATCTCTTCCGCTTCCTGATCTTCCGGTATGATGATGCAGGCGTTTTCTACGCGGGGATTGGTGTTGATGTTGGCGGAGGTCTGAATGATGAAGGTAAATTGTTCGCCTTCGCCGGCCATAATCTTAGAGTGGTTTCTCGCAACTACAACCCTGACATTTCCGTAGCCTTCGAAGATCTGAGTGAAGCTCGAAACTTCGTAGCCGTGGCGGCCGGTTGAATAGATCTCGCCGAGATACAATTCGAGCGATCCGATCCGGCCTTCATCAACCCACTTCTTCAGCTGCTCGATGTCTTTCATATCAACGCACCAGGTTGATACGATCAGTTCCTTGATGCGCTGCTGGCGGATGCAGGCCTTCAGGTAAGTGAGCGCATCGATATCGCCTTTGGTCATAAAGTTGTAGCAATAACCTTTCTCGAAAGCGAATCCCGGAGCCTTCATCGCATCAAGCAGTGACATTTCAGAAAAGGCCTTGCGGTACGCATATCGCAGCCGGGCTGTTCTCCGGCTGTCAGCAGATCCTTCGAGCGCCGGGAGCGCGTCCGGGCGGTTCTGCTCTTCGCATTGCTTCATCGGTGGCATAATGCCGGCGGCCAGCTCGGCCTCTTCTGGACTGAGCGTATCCTGGACGGAATCAAAGATGGACAGATCGAACATAGGCATCTACATATAGCAGCCGAGTTCTTCGGCTTCCTGTTTTCTCTCCCAGCCCTTCAGGATCTTGATACAGTCGAGATCGCCAGATTCTGCAGCTTTACGCACTTTTTCGCGGATCACAACATTAGATTCCAGTCTACCGGCATCGTACATCTTCCATACATCGCTTTCCTTGTCATTCATCAACATCCGGAGGCCATCGACCGGTAGGCCCAGCATCCGGGCGATCTCGCCGATGGAGAAACGGAGCGATGCCATCTTCTTGATATGGCCGAGGTCTGAGGCATTCGGGATCCGCATCGTCTTACCATCAGGCAGTGTCATCAGACGATCGGCATCGATAACTACGGGGGCGGTGGGGTGCTCGGCCAGCTCGGCGGCCAGCTTCTCCGGCCAATAGCGCTGGTAGATTCTTCGTATCTCAGATTCGCCGACATGATGCAGCCGGTCAGCGTTGTTGTCTCGGTCGACGGCCGTCCAGAAGTCGCAGTACAGCTCTTTAGTCTCGAAGATGACATCAGCTTCGTCGGCGATGGCCTTCAGATGCTTTAGCCTGGCAGGAGACAGGTTCATCCCGTCATTGATCACATCGTACTTGTTCCCCAGGCACAGGCGCATCATCGCATCCTCGATCTGTGATACCAGGCCTTCCCGGACGGTCTGCCAATACTCTCCGCCGAGACTGTGGCGGATGGCATCGCGGCTCACGATGACGGTTCCTTTGTCATCAAGGGCAAAGGATCTGGCCCAGGTTGATTTCCCGCTTGCGGGAGGGCCTTGCAGTACAATCAATTTCGCCATAGTTATCGAGCTGGCCAGAGTTTCGCGGGATCGACCTTCTTGCCGGTGACATCCTGGATCACGGCGCAGATTGTGGGTTGCACCAGGTGATAGGGTGTACGGGTGCCGTTCATCCAGCTCTGAGCCGTGCTGTATGGCACGCTTTTCATCTGAAGTTCGAGGATGATCTTCTTCCGCTGTTCATCCGTTAGTTTCTCATTGAATTCTTTGATGTTCATATTCTTGGTTCTTTCTTTAAGCAGTATCAGGGAACTATCCCTGACACTGCATCTGAATAGGAAATTTCTCATCCGTAAAGGTAATCGCGCCAAAGTTCCGTAAATTTTCGACCGAAATGCTTCGCGATCGCGGGCGATTTACAAGCAAGGCGAGCACCGGAATACGAAGACGCGTGCGACCAAGCGTTGAACGAGTACGAGAAAGCGAGGCCGCAGAATCCATTCGATTGGCCGTGAAGGAAAGGGACGAGGTTGATCTGCTCTTTCTCTTCTGGCTTCATTCTCGCGACTTCTTCATTGTCGTAGAAATAGAACCATGGATAGTAGGCATATACGCCGGGTTCCGGTCGATATTCCCAGTCATCATTGAGCGCAGCTGCGATGATTTCGAGTTTCATTTGGGCCCTGTAGCGTTCCGGCACGATCTCTTCGTTCTGGGGTTGCAACATCTCCGGAAGGCCTTCCGGGATGGCGAGTCCGAGGGCCTGACAGGCTTCCTCAAAGGTGTTTACAAGTGGCATAGTTACTTAATTATTTGAATTTCTGAATAGATGACAGTGATGTAGGATCCTCCTTTGCGCTTGATGGTCGCACCGTCTGGGTAGATATGTACGATCTCAGCTTCCTGGCCGTGATAGAGGACGGATTCTCCTTCCAGGAATGTGTGTTCCTGAACTTCAGCTTTAGTCATTTGGCTTAACAAATTTGTGAAGTTCGGACTTGATTGGACGGGCGTGCAGGGAGTACGCGCCGATATGTAGCATATAGCTGTCAGGGTCACCAGGCTGCTTCCATCCCTTTGTGATGCTGATCGTGGCCGGCTTGATGCGTGGCTGTCTCTCTATCAGGCAGGATTGGCGTTCGCTGAGATAGTCCAGCAGGGAGTGGAGCCATTCCAGGGACACGGAGGAATGGAGGTAAGGCCTGGCCAGCGGAACCAGGCAGTCTTCCGCGGCTTTGAATTGCGATTGGGCGTAGTGCCCTTCATCGAGATAGTACATCATTTCGTTCATTGTTGATCGGTTGATTGAATTGGTTGATAAAGTCGGAGTAGTTGCGATTCCTGTTCTTACATTCCAGGATTGATCGATAGGCCTCGATGGCCAGGTCAAGCGTGCTCGTTTCGAGGTTCATCTTGTTCTGGTTATCTTGCAGTAGTCACCGGGTTCCCATCGGCATTTCTGCTCGATGTAGTGCCGGCAGGAAAGGCATTGATTAGGGCCTCCGAATTGGCATCTGGGGGGGCAGAATTAGTCTTTCTCATACGCGAAATAAAAATATAGGTATTCATCGTAGCCGACGGTTGACGGATAGATAAAGAATCTGCCAGGGTTCACATCCAGTTCGCTGATCAGGCTGAAGATTTGAGAGGCGCTGACACATACCTTATCGCATATTTCCATCGATGCAGGATACAATGTGACAGAGTAGCTGACATCAGTCCTGTCTTCGTCTCGCCTCACTTCGGCGATCGGGCTATTCTTCGCCTTGTCAAAAGTTTCGTGGAAGATGGTTTCCACTTCTTCGAGGGTCTTCATAGCTACGGTTCGGTCTGGGTTCTATTATTCGTTTGAGAAGCCAAAAGGGAGGCCAGGCCGCGGATTACCTCCCCGGCTTGCGCCTTGATGTGCGATAATGACTTTGCGGCCTGTTTTCCCAATTGTACTACGAAGTTCCGGAGCCTGGCCAGCGACTGCTGATGCAACTGCAACCTGGTCATTTTCCAGCAAAGTGGTAAGAATGGCCACCACCAGATGGCCAGCGTCTTTGCATCGCCAAAAGCGAAATCGATGGCGTTCCATACCAGAGAAACGCCGAGCAAGAGGGTGAATCCGAACCAGATCCAGCCCTGCACTTGGTTGATAGAAGTTCTCATTATCGCACATTTTTAATAGGTTTTGTTAACTTTGCATTGTGGCTACATTGTATTTACAATGCAAATATACAACAATGCTATGTATTATGCAAATTTTACATAGAAAACTTATGTGAAAAAATGGAAAACAGTGTAAAACAAAGACTTATTGCGTTTTTAAAGTATAAGGGGTTGAGCCAGAAGCGTTTTGCTGATGCCGTTGGCGTTTCATCAGGATATGTCAATGCAATCCGTCAAAGTATTCAGCCTGAGACGCTGCATAAAATTGCTATATGCTATCCTGATCTTGATACTGGATGGCTGATCACAGGAGAAGGCTCTATGATAAAGCCTCAGAATATCACCGGCAATGTGAATAGTGTCGTGAATTCGAAGAATTTCAACTATGAAAAAGGAGGTAGTATCACGGCTACGGATTTTCTCGCATTCGCGAAAGAGAGCCAGCGTCAGATCGGCGAACTCATAGATACGATTTCTATACTTAGCAAAAAAATCCAATAGTATGTTGTTTCTGTTCGCCGTTGTCGCTCTGGCAATAATCGTCATTGCTATTGTTAACAGGCAAGAGAATCGTGCGCGTGAAGAAGAGGTGCATAGGAAGTATATTGAATCGGTAGAATCTTTTGAGAAAAATGATGCCGAATTTCACAAAGAAATTCAGGAGATCCAAGAGCAGTTTGAGTTCGAAATCGAAAACGACATCGATGGAGATATTGAGGATGAGTATCAGGATTGGTGCCAAGCCTATTCGGCCGATATAATTGGCTATAAGATATCGGGGATAAACTTTCGTCATCTTGATGATTCCCATCTTGGCGAATTCGTCGGGACTATCAAGATTGAAGAAGGCAATCCGTATGATGACTATGCCGTGGCCATTTACAGAGGGAGGAAAAAAGTGGGTTACATTCCCCGTGAACATAGCAGAGCTGTGTTCGATGAATTGCTGAAGTCGAATGGTTCAGCAGAGTGTGTTGGGTTTATTTACACATTTATAGATGAAACTCTGACTGAAAAATTCGCTGGAAGAATAATTATTGGCCATTTGGAAGCACCTGAACTCGAAGAAGATACAGCCATTTAGCCGGGTCAAAAACGGGTCAAAATGTCAAAAATTTGGCCCTTTTTCGAAAAAATCGGCTATTGATTATCAGTAACTTATGCGGTAAAGATATGTGCACGGAAGTCGAGTCATCCCGACATAAAAAGAGAGGCTGCATGGCCTCTTTTTTTGTGCCGGGATGACGGCTCATGGCTCGCCACGAGCTTGTCCTCTAATTCATTGAGGGGGCGGACCCCCTCAAATATACC